GACGAAGACAAAATGGGTAAAGAAAAAATGATGGATGTGTTAAAGCGATGAAATTAGAACTCTTAAAAGAAAACGATCCGCAACTATTAGAAGTTTCCGAATTATGGGATTTTGAAGTTGACGGTGATCCGACCGATCTAGTAAAGGAAATGGTTCGTGTTCTAACTGAAAACGGGGGCGTCGGTCTTGCCGCTCCGCAGTGCGGAATTAAGAAGCGTATCTTTATCATGGGTAACTTTACTAAGATGGTTGTCTGCATCAATCCAAAGATTGTCGCGTTATCAGAGGAACGAGACTTTTCGCTTGAAGGCTGTCTAAGCTTTCCTAATCTTTACCTTAAGGTAAAGAGGCCCGCCGGCGCCATGGTTGAATATCAAACGACCACAGGAGAAACCAAACAAGAAGAAATTTCTGGGTTTATGTCCCGTGTTTTCCTTCATGAGTATGATCATCTGATGGGAATAACATTTGATCAGCGTGTGGGTGATCTTAGTATGAAAATGGCTAAAGAAAAGAGAACCAAAGACGCAAAAAAAGGCCGCTAGGGCAAACGCTTAACCAGTGTGATGCTCTTTCTTTTAGCCCGCTTTTTAGTAAATTCAGTAATGCTAACTACGGGTCCGTGAAGAACGATCAAACTCTTGTTATTGAATGTTCGAATGTATGGTCTAAAGATAGCCCATTCTTCTTTGAGAAATATGTTGATGGGGATCGATCTATTCGATTCCCACCACCATATATCACCTAATTCTAAAAACTTAGCTCGCAACTCAGACTGAACTATTGCACCATAGTCATAGAGCGTAGTGACCATATCATCCCTGTTTTGAATGATGCCCACATAATCTTGTTGCGCATAGGAACACACCGAAATAAACGGGTGATTTTCACTTAATTTCTTGAAAAATTCGTTGCTGCTCATACTATACTATATTTACACTATTTTGCCCAAAGATAATATTTTCATATTTCTAAGACTAAATATATGATGATAGGGATAACAAGTAACCATGGCTTATAGTACTCAAGTATTCGTGTATGTCCAACGCCAGATTGTTGTCCTACTAGTAGGTAACTCAGCGAGAATATACATGCCCCAGTACGCCAAACCACTAACGCTACACAGAGGTGTGGACAATAAAATCCAATTTCAGTTTCTCAATCAGGAACAAAAGCCCGTCGACATTACAGGTAAATCAATCACCTGCAGAGTTATCAGCTATGACGGTAATGCTGTATTAATTAACAAAGCCTTAGATTTGGATCTTCCTCTTACTGGAATTGCGTCTTTGAATTTAAATGCGGCTGACATCGAGGACATTCCTGCGCAGAAATGTCACTATTCTCTAGAGATTCCTATCGGAGACTTCGGATATCCGGTCTTCGTGGATCAAAATGCAGGCGCAAGGGGCGATATGAATATTGTCAATTCTGTGCTTCCTGCATTTGTCCCTTCATCCAATGTTACTATTCCGTCTGGTCAAGCCTTTCCTAATCTAAACAATAATGCTGAATGGTCTGTTCCTGCGAATTCAAGAGCATACTATAGTAGTGTCATAAACACAGAAGACAATCCTATACTCACTATACAGGCTAGCTATGACCAATACAATGGTGATGTGACAATTGAAGGATCTACCCAACCTGACGCTGATTGGTATCCTATTCTTAACAATACATACGAGGATGTTACTGATACTTTTGGATACACTATAAAAGGTTTCCATCCGTTTGTTCGTATGGTATTTTCTAGCAACGCCGGCGCGGTCACCAATATTCTATCTCGCTAAGTTACCGTATTACTTGAGTTTTACTCAGTAAGTGTTACAATACCTTTATGTTTAATATTCTGTCAGTAATTCCGGGAAAAAAGAAGACTACCGGTAGTGGCTGGATTAGCTTTAATGCACCGTGCTGTCATCATCGCGGTCATAAAGCAGATAAACGTATGCGCGGCGGAATCAAGTTTATAACAGACGTTAACTGGTCGTTTCATTGCTTTAACTGCGATTACAAGTGCGGATTTACCTTAGGTAAACAAATTAGTAAGAATCTACGACAATTATTGCTTTGGTGCGGTGTCGGTGACAGTGAGATTACTAAATGGAATTTTGAGAGCCTTCAGCATCGAGATTTAGTAGACCTATATACGATAAAGAAAAATCTCAAGAAAGTAAGATTTAATGAGATACCGCTACCACAAAATGCTATAATGATTGATTCTGCCTGTCCTGAGCATAAACCTTTTATAGACTATCTTTCCACAAGAGGATTTCAACCAAACGATTATCCATTTTTAATCACTCCTAAAGATGAAGGTAGAAATGCTAATAGAATTATCATTCCATATACTTTCAATAATAAAGTTGTCGGTCATATAAGCAGATATCTAGATGACAGATTTCCCAAATATATTAAGGAGCAACAACCCGGATTCGTATTTGGCTTCGACTTACAAAAACCAGAATGGGAAGTATGTATCGTTGTTGAGGGCATATTTGACGCACTCAGTATCAATGGCTGCGCACTAACTCATGATACTATAAGCGACGAACAAGCAGAGGTTCTTCGTCGCCTTAATAAACGTATTATTGTAGTTCCTGATTTGGATAAGACAGGGCTAGCTATATGTGACCGAGCGCTAGATTTGGGTTTTCAGGTGAGTATACCAAATTGGGCCGAAGGAATAAAAGACACCAATGATGCTGTTAGAAAGTATGGAAGACTTCCTACTCTGCTAAGTATATTGCAAAGCGCAACTACTAGCAAAATCAAGCTTAAGATGCAACGGAGAACGCTTGACAAAAGAATATAACATAGACGTACAGACGCTCTTTCTACGTATGATGGTAACCAACGCCGAGTTATATACTCGCGTCATAAACATCATGAATCCAAATAATTTTGATAGGACGCTGAGAGCATCCGCAGAATTCTTGGTAGAACACGCTACCAAATATAATGTTATGCCGGATCCTATTCAGATCAAGGCTACGACTGGTGTTAGCATAGAACCTATACCAGAGCTTACTGATGGACACTATGATTGGTTTCTAGAAGAATTCGAATCATTCACTAAGAGACAAGAGCTTGAGCGAGCCATTCTTAAAGCAGCGGATATGCTAGAGAAGGGCGACTTTAATCCAATTGAAAAATTAATAAAAGATGCTATTCAGATTTCATTGCAACGAGATATGGGTACAGACTACTTTGCTGATCCAAAAGAGCGACTAAACAAATACTTCAATGCAGGTGGTCAAGTAAGCACAGGTTGGCCACAGCTTGATCGTGTCATGTATGGTGGCATGAGTCGAGGAGAGTTGAACATCTTTGCAGGTGGTTCGGGCTCGGGTAAATCATTGGTGATGATGAATCTGGCTCTAAACTGGCTACAGCAAGGGTTAAGCGGAGTATACATAACGCTAGAACTATCAGAAGAATTGACTTCGCTACGTACTGATGCCATGTTGACTAGCATGAGTACAAAAGATATTCGAAAGGATATGGATACTGCTGAGCTAAAAGTCAAGATGGTTGCTAGAAAGTCTGGTAAGTATCGTGTTAAGGGTCTTCCGGCACAGTCTAACGTAAATGATATTCGAAGCTATCTAAAAGAAGTTCAGATTCAGACTGGCATCAAAGTAGATTTTGTGATGATCGATTATCTCGATCTAGTCATGCCAGTCTCCGTAAAAGTAAATCCTAATGATCAGTTTATCAAGGACAAGTATGTTTCAGAAGAACTACGTAATCTAGCTAAGGAATTAGGTGTTCTGATGGTTACGGCATCGCAGTTGAATCGTTCGGCAGTTGAAGAAATTGAGTTCGATCACTCACACATTGCTGGTGGTATTTCAAAGATCAACACAGCAGACTATGTGTTTGGTATTTTCACTTCCAGGTCAATGCGTGAACGCGGAAAGTATCAAATTCAGTGTATGAAGTCTCGTAGTTCCACTGGAGTGGGTCAAAAGATCGACTTAGAATATAACATCGAAACCATGAGAATAACCGACGAAGATCCAGAAAATGATTACAAACCACAACCGTCTGCTAATGACATTATCAGTAAAATAAAAACAACTAGCCAAGTTGGCTCAGTAGACGCAGCGGTACATGCAACTGTAGAAGCAGCACCAAAGCACGTAGTTGCAGATGTCAAATCTGCACAATTAAAATCGTTGTTAAATTCTCTCAAGAAATCATAAATACTGTCAGTAGGATCTTTACCCAATGCAAAAGAAAACAAAAAGCCTTCTTGAGGAATTACAAGCATATGGTGAAAACCGTGATGTCAATCATATTATTGAGTCTCGGGCTTCCAATATTATTACCAGTGCTATCAATCTAATTGAATTGATGAATCGTAATTATTCTCCTGAAAAAGCAGAATTTCTTGAAAAGAAATTGCTTAGCGCTATCAAAGGTAAAGATCAAGCAAGATTTTCGAAGTCCATAAGGAGGAATCATGAAGATAAATGAGTTTAATTCACCTAAGCAAGTAGATGAGGGTCTATTGAGCAACGTATTTGGAGATTACGGAGCATCTACTATTACGAATACACTCGGTAAGTACGCTGAGCCAATGATGAAACGGGCACAACAGAATTTAACCCAGAAAAACTTCATCAATAGCTTTCTTAAGAGTGCATCAACGGCTTTGGCTAATGTAGCTGCTCCTGCCACTAGGGTATCAGCAGCACCAGCTGCCCCGACAGGGTCTGCGGGTCCAACAGCAGCATCTTCTGCCCCGACAGGGTCTGCGGGTCCAACAGCAGCATCTTCTGCCCCGACTGCTGCAACTGCAACTACACAAAATACAGCATCCACAGACCCTTATGAAAACCTTAAAGGACAAGTACGTAGTATTCAACCTACACCAAATGCAAAGCCTCTTCCGGCTAATATGGTTGCAAGCTTGCAAGGAGATATGCAAAAATTAGCTAAGGGTGATAAGGAAAGTGGCGCCTTTGCTGCTAATAAGATTTTAAAATTTGCAAATGCTGGATACGATGTCAGTAAGCTAGCACCAGCATGGACAGCAAGCAGCAAGGCAGGTGAAAGGTTCTTGACCCAGAGTGTATATCGCGCTATAAGTAAAATGCTTAAGGAACACGGACTGGTTTGGGCTAATCTAGGTCTTCGTATTAGGTTGACTGAAAGTGTTAAAGGATCTGGAGTCTTTATAAGCACTTGCAAGCCAGTTTCCGTCGTAGTCTCACCGTATGATAGATTAAATTACGTACTTGAAAGTATCATATCAGAATATGATCCTACTTTGGCTAGAACTACCGGCAATGCACCAAAACCAACTGCGCCTAAAGCGGTTAATACTCCTAGATTCGGCACAAAGCCTGCGTCATCGGCCGCCGCACCAAAGACGGTAGCGCCACAGGCCGCCGCACCAAAGACGGTAGCGCCACAGGCCGCCGCACCAAAGACGGCGCCACCACAACCCGCTGCCCCTAAAGGAAAACCTTCTCAGATATTGAATAGCTGGTTTTATAACTATATGCACGGAGTAAACATTAATGATAACCAACAAAAGCTAATCAGTGATTTACTTAGCCAAGTAGATGCTACGTATAGCAAAGACAAGGGCAATGAAGCACTCCAAAAATTGGCATTATTAGCGTTCAAACTTACAGCCGCAGCTAAACCTGAATTAATAAAAAATACCCCATCTACATCAGGGTCACTCTCTACTTCTTCGGAACAAATAAAGGCCTCGTTGGACTCACTAAAAAACAAAAACCCAGCTGAATATAAAAAACTTATAGCAGACATTAATCAAACAGCACAATGAGTGACCTCAGGGCCTTAATAGATAAACTGGAATCCATCAACACCGTAGTTGTTGAAGGCAAAGGTCATTTGGATCATCCTGAAGATTTAGTTTTTTTAGGGGATGAGGAAGGTGCAAAACGCGCAATATCTGCAATAGAAGCAACTGTAAATCAACCAAACTCTATAACTATCAAATGGGACGGGTATCCTGCGCTTATATTCGGTCGAGGATCTGATGGAAAATTCTCCATCATGGATAAGCACATGTTTAATAAAAAGGACGGCACTGGTAGAGCAGTATACAGTCCTGAACAATTTATGGAATATGATCGGGCCAGAGGAGTAGACAGAGGAAATCTATACCATCTGATTGGTACTATTTGGTCTGGTTTGGAAAAAGATGATCGCGGTGGAAATGGTTACTACTGGGGTGATCTTTTATTTAGCAGTCCACTTAAGGATGAAAATGGGGTATTCAAGTTTAGAGCCAATCCTAATGGAATTGCATATACAGTAGATGTAAACAGCGACGTTGGTAAACTACTAGCAGGAAAAGCCGCTGGTATTGCTGTCCACCAGTTTATACCGGCTCAGTCGGCGTCAACTGATGAGGCTGTTTCATTGAACGGATCATTGGGTAATCTACAAAATGCTTCTAATGTAGCTATAGTACCTAGTAAGATGCCGATTACACCTAAATTAAAAATGCCAGCTAGACTCAAGAACGTAGCAGAAAGAGAACTACAGCAGTATGGACCATCAATCAAAGATTTGATGAATACTGCCCCTCAGGCTAGAAATACATTCAATCAACTTTTTACAGTTTACATCAACAAGAAAATTGTGTCAGGTAGTCTTACTAATTTAATAAAAGACTTTTTAGAG